AATCCCATTTGGTGCACCCCCCCTCTCTCACTCTCACTGATACCCGTGAGGCTCTCTGAATGGCGTGCTGGCGAAAAAAACAAGCAAGGCAATACGATTAGGCGAGTATATAGGGAAATCGCTTAGAAAGGCAACGGTGCGTTATAGTTTAAAAGGTATTGTGCCAAGGGCAGAAATATATATTTTAAAGATATTCGATTGATTTGGTTAAATAGAGGGCAAAAAAAAGCCGATAATTAAACCGGCTCTTAAGTGTTTTCTTATATGTATTTGTCTATAGGTGAAGGTGACAGACTCCAAATTTACAGCTATTGATCCTTATCATTGAATAACAGATCAATGGACTGATATATAAAAATGAATCCCGCGAGTATTAATATTACTTGTTCTATATCGCTTATCATCTTAATGACTCCAATCTTTAGGGTTGCTAAGGAATTGTTCTAAATCCCGCTTTCGCTGTATGCGGTCAATTATAGCCAGTGATAGCGTTAGCGCATCATATAACGCGCGTTTACTATTAAATAACGCTATTGATTCAAAACGGCCGCTTGCATTGCCGTTAGAGTCTAAGCTATATGATTGACCAAACTGGCTATAGCAATATGCCTTGCGCCCTAGTTCTATGTTTAGCCGTTCAATTTGTGCCGCTATATCGTTTAATTTAACTCTATTTTTCATAATATCGCCCTTTAATTATAACATTAAACCGTTGATTTTAGTGTATTTAATGGTGCTATATTCCTTGAAACATAGCCGCTTACTTTACCGCGATAAACCTTTAACTGGTCAGTTTTAAACGCGGGGTTCGTAGTATTAAAAAACACCCTAAAATTTACTGTTAAGTCTAACGGATGCCGGTTTTCTTTATACTTTTCCGCGTAAGTATCAACAATCGATTGCGCGTGTTTGATGCCGCGTGATTTAAAGTTAGCGGCTATTCTTTCATATAGTCCGCCGTCAGTATGGAATACTTCAAAAACACAATAATTAAACATTTTAAAAACCCCTTTTTTGCTGGTTGTGGTGAATCTGAATCAATGCCTTTAGCCAAGCGTGTCGGGATTGCCGCTTTGCTCTCGTTAAGCCGCTTTTTTTAAGTTTAGTACGCGCCGCTTTTATTAATTGTCTGTCACTAGCATAAACGCCGCCCGCTTGTTTTTGTATTCTCAAATATTGCCCGCTAAACATAATAAAACCCCTTTTATAATAGTGCTGCTAATTTGTTTAAAGTATTTACATTAAAGAAAAAATTGCTTCTCTTTTCGTCAATTGCGCGCGCTTTCTTGTTGCTACCTTTACGTTTTAAAGTACCTACCGCGCCCGCTATATCGTTAAAACGATAATCTGTCTTATCCATATCAATTAAGGGGATTCTATTAAGCGTTTTCGGGCGTTTATATTCGCCCCTTGTTTCGGCCGTGTTGATAGCGATAACGGTATTTAAACCGCCATTAATAGCCGATGCCGTATGCTTTAACGTGCGCGCATTGTTAGCACTACCGCTAAAAGTTAAATGATAATTATTTAAATTATTTTTCTTTATATAACTAATAATTTTAGTGTAATCATAAAACCCGATATTAGGCATAGAAGCGATAAACGATAACCAATTGATATCGCTTGTACCGTTTAATCTTATCCGCAATTTGTCGCCGTGTTTTTGATAGTGGCGGTTTATTTCAATTTTTAAGCATTGTTCGAACCGTTCGCGCTCTAATGCGAATAATATAGTCCTTTTTATTTTTGCATTGTCGCCCGCCTTCATCCCTAATTGACCGCTTGATTCAAGGCAATCTTTTTTACATCCGTAAAGCTTAGCCGCCGGACATAGCGTTTTAACGGTTATACTATCGGCTGGCTTAAGGTATAAAATCCCTATTGCATAGCCTTCACCCTTTTTCGTTTTCGCGCTTGAACTAACATTAATAAGCGGCGTATCCGTGTTGACTAGGTATTGCCAGTTAACGCGCGCCCATTGCTTAGCCGCGTCCGTGAGTAATTCGCTATTAAATACCGCTCTTCTATAAAGTGAAAATTTCATTTTTAAACCCCTTTTTTATAAGTAAATAAAGACAAGGACGGGCGCAAGTATTAAAACCGCGCCCGCAATGCCCGCTAATGTATCAACAATAAAATTTTTAACAGTGTATTTGCCGTTATATGTTGCGCCGCTTTTGCTTTTGCGCGTATCGTATTTATACGCGCCGTTTTTGAAATCGCTTGTTATCATTATTCGCTAGCCTCCATAAATGAAACCGCAACGGATAAATAAGCCGCTAATTGTTCGCGGCTTATCCCGTTACTAATCATTTTTTGAATTTGCGGCTCTCGCATTAACAATTGCGGATCAACTAAAAACGAATGACAAACTTGTTCAAATTGCTGTTTTGACATTTTTAAACTCCCACGGGCAATGCCCTTTTATTGATTGAATTTCAATAATAGTCTAATAATTTCAATTAATCACCCCTTTTTTTTAAATTATCCCACTATTTAACAATTCCGCACGGCGCGACAATGTACCCACATTAAAGCGTATTTTTTATTGCTTCATTTATACGCCTAATTTTTTTGCGGCCTTTGCTGGCCTATATGGCCTTTAAAATACTGTTTAAATTTTCGCCTAAAAAATCCAAAATTTGAGAATTTTCTGCGATAAACCAAAAAAAACCCACGGCAAACCGCAAAAAAAACCACCTCAAAAAATACAAGAAAAAAGCTCCCAAAATTTCAATGAAATACCTCCCAAAATTTCAATGAAATACCTCCCAAAATTTCAGGCAGTCACAAAAATTTAGTTGGCAAAAATAATTATTTATTACAACTAACTTGCAATTGCGCGTATAAACTATATAATGTTTAAATAATTTAAAGAGGAGAGTAAGTATGACAGCACAAATTTATGACGGTTATTATGTTGAGCCGATAGAGATTAAAACTGGTTATGGTTATAGCGTTGATTGTTACGGAGATATAGATAGCGATTCAGTTATCGTTATGGCTTTTAATGATGAAAACTTTGACGGTATTTCTGAGTCTAGCTTTGACACTTGGAGTGAAGCAGTTAAAGAGTGCTCTGATTACGCAAAATCGGTAGGAACAACATTAATTCAGTTGGAGGCAGAATAATGCAATACACCACAGCCAGCCAGTACGCTAAATTTCACGGTATGAAGTCACTGAAGGAAGTAGCCGATATGACTAATCAATCGTCAGAGACTCTAATAAATTGGTACAAAAAGAAGCGCGAATTGTTCGAGGTCGTTATAGTTGGCTGCGTAGTCACTAAACGAATGAATGAGATGGAGCAGGAAGTAGATGGGGATTAAGAGAGATGCGGCAGATAACTGGTTTTCAAAATGTGTCCGTGAGCGCACTAATTACACCTGTGAAGTGTGCTTCAAGCAATATGAGCGCAGCTCAACTGGTCTGCATTGCTCTCATTACCACGGTAGGGCAAATAAATCCGTTAGATGGCACGGTGACAATGCCTTCGCCCACTGTTTCGGCTGTCATCAAAAAATGGGAGCAAATCCACACGAGTTTCAGATATGGGCAGAGAATATATTAGGCTCTGGTAGGTATGACCTACTAACTGAACGCAAGAATGATACCAATTTAGGCAAGCAGTTACATAAAGATAATAAAGCAGGTTTAATTGCTAAGCACTATAAAGAGCAACACGCCATATTGTCGGAAAAGCGGGCAGATGGTGAAACTATGTACTTAGACTTTGAGGAATACTCGTGAGCGCAGTAAATAAATTTAGAGAAAAGCAAAAAGAAAAGGGCAACGCAGAAGTGCGTGGTCTATATTGTAAAAAAGAATGTCACAAAGACATCAAGTCACACATTAAACACATTTTAAGATTACACGACAAAGGGATAACCGATGAGCAAATCCGTAGTAGACTGGCTAGAATTGATCTGGAAAATTGATCTACCTAGCAACTCCAAATATGTAGCAAGTTACCTTAGAACTTATATGAATATGAAGCGCGACCTTTGCTGGCCGTCAGTTGGTCGTATAAGCAAAGAAACTGGGCTATCTGAGCAAACAGTAAGGGCGCACATCAAGAAGCTAGAGGCGGCTGGGTGGCTTACAGTAGATAGAAGTGAAGGTGGGCATAGTGGCACAACAAATCGCTATAAAGCGACCATACCTGATACCCCTGCAACCATTGCACCCCTGCAACCATTAGACCCCACCCCTGCAACAGTTGCACCCCTACCCCTGCAACCATTAGAGGGGAATAAACAATACAATAAACAAGTAAATAAACAATTATTAAATAAAGAGATTCCTGATGAGTTAGCTGCGGCTGCAACTGCGTACTGGCTCAAGAAGGGCGCGAGCCTCGATATGGAAGAACAGTGGCTGTTATTTACTTCTCATCATCAAGCTAAAAAGACTAATGTTCACAACTACGCGGCGGCTTGGAGAACGTGGTACGTCAATGCCGTTAGATTCAATGCTAATCGACCTGAGAAAAAGGAAAAGGTTTTCAATAGATTACAAGATGATTCTTGGGCAAATGGCTTTATTGATAAATAATTTAAAATAAAGTTTGACAAATGATAGATATGCGCGTAATCTTATAAACATCAAGTCATCAAATGCAAAGGGAGCATAAAATGATAAACGATAACCCAGCACGAGTAGCACCTCCAGAGTCACCAGTTGAGCCAGACCTTAGAAAGTTGAAGTACGATTTTCTACACGATTATCTCGACAGCGATAATACTGACTCTGCTTTCCACGAAGCCTTAGAAGATCACATTTTTGAGAGCGGCTTAATCCACCACTGGTTGCGTAAACTATACACTCATAAAGCTGACCAAGTGCAGCTGGATATGCAAGACGTTCTTAGTGATTTTGTATCAGACTATATTGAGGCGAAGCTATGAAAACTAAAGAATTGAAAGGCGCGTTAGTTGATGAATCTATCGGTGACGCTCACTCTCACAAAGAGTGGGCTGGCTGGTTGGAAGCAAACCTAATGTCGATGATGGCCGATTACGCTAGAGAAGCTGGTTATCCGAATGGTTATGAGTTCGGTAAAGGTATGGAAGCAATGGCTCTTGAGATATGGGAGCTAATGAACGATAAGCATCAAGAAGAAGGAGTACCATTCTAATGGCTATGTATACTTGCGATAACTGTAATGAACTGAAAGACGATGACTGGTCGCCCTGCACCGCTACTAAAACGATGGACTGGGTTTGCGAGGATTGCTTGCCCGAAGTTGAAGAAGAAGAAGATGAGCAGACCAGTTAAATTTACTCCTGCTACATTTCAGCACAGAGGGACTGCCTACCAAAAACATCACGATCGAATGATAGGCGGCTCAAGAAGATTTATAGCTAACGAGCCTTGCCCGATATGCGGAGATTATCTTAGAAAGTGGAGAACGCAGAGAGAAGATCAAAAAACGTCAGCTTGTGTTAGCTGTACACAGGAAGCAAAAAACAAAAAAGCAGATAAAGTTAAATGCGATAAACGCAGAGCAATTGAAGAACACCAAAACAAAATGGGAGATTACGATGACTATTTATAAAAAATTAGCAACAGCTAGAACCAAACTTCAATCTATGCCGCTCAAGAAATCAGGGCATAATAAGTTTGCTGGTTACAACTACTTCGAACTAGGTGACTTTTTACCTGCCTGTAACGATATATTCGCAGACCTAGGCTTATGCGATGTTATTAGATTTGGTATAGACCAAGCTACACTCACTGTCTACGATACTGAGACAAGCGAGAGCGTAGTATTCAGCTCACCAATGGCATCAGCTAATCTAAAAGGCTGCCACGATATTCAGAATCTAGGCGCGAGCCAGACCTACTTACGCAGATACTTATGGCAAACCACTATGGGTATGGTTGAGCACGATGCGCTAGACGCTTCTAAGCCCGACCAGCCTAGCCGCGAGGAGTTATGTGCTAATGCGGTACACGCTCACATTGAATCGCTAACGTATATCCGAAGAATGTTAGGCGACCCTACACCTGAAAATGTTGCACTAGCTAAAGAAGCATTCGGTGAGATACCTGATGCTGACCAGCGAGCTATGTGGGTTGCTCCAACTAAATGCTCTACTGCATTCTTAACAACCGAGGAGCGTAGACTGCTTAAAGGCGCGTGAGAATATCTGACGACCTAAAGATGAGGATAGTTAAGATGCTGCACTTTACACAATTAACTTATTCTGAAATATCACGCTCGATAGGTGTACGAAGAGAGGTAGTTTATAAGGTCGCCAAAGATGCTCTACAAGATAAGCCACTAACCGATGAGGAGCTGGCTTGCACGAACGTAACTAAAGGCTTTATGAATTATTTAGAGAGAAATAGAAATGAGTGATGATAAAGTACTTGATAAGTTAGATTTAAAGGAATGGGAAAGCCTGTTTAAGTTAAGAGATGCTTGGATTAAAAGCGATGATGTAGAGCCAGAAATAGCAAGCGATCTTTTTTATACTACGGCTCGGTATTTAGCGAATAAGCAAGGGGCTAGGAGAGATGGATGATGAGGATTGGTTCGAGGTTATTGTTGGTTTAATAATAATTGGTGTCGGTTTTATTTTTATAATTCAAACTTTACATTAAGGAGTAAGAAAATGAGCGAAGAAAATTCTGTATATATTGCACTGGCGTTAATGTTTGTTTCAGTAGGCGCGTGGTTTACACATATTATCCACTGTCTTATCCACGCTAAGTATCTTTTACTTATTGCTGGAGCGTTTATGTTCCCTGTTGGAATCATCCACGGTGTCGGCATTTGGTTTGGGGTTAGCTGGTAATGGGTACTAAGGGTATTGATCAACGCCCTTATGATCGAGATAAATTTAATAATAACTTCGATGCAATTTTTGGTAAGAAGAAAGAAAAAAAAGAGGAGGTGAAACTTGAACGAAGAAGTAATACAGGAAGGCGATCTTATGATCGCAATAAAGAAAGCACCTGATGGTGAGTCGTATTTTTTATTAATATCAACCGACCAGACAACAAGTATTTTTGATGTCGGTGATAAAGACGACCTAAAAGCATTGGGTGAGATATTTTTAAATCTTAGAAATTCAATAATTGATATAACAAGGGAGTTACATTGATGCTTAATTTAATAGATGCAGAAGTGCAGTTTGAAGAAAGAAAAGAGCAAGCGTTTAAAGAAAAACAAAAAGTCACTCAATACAACAGGGTTAAGCAGCACTTAGAATCAGGTAAGACGCTAACAAGATTAGAGGCTTTAAATGATTTAGGTATCTTAAACCCAACCGCACGAATATCAGAATTAAGGGCAGATGGAATACCTGTAGAAACAAGAATGGTTGGTGTTTATAACCGATGGGACGCGAAAGTTAAGGTTGCCCAGTGGTTTATAACCCCACCAGAAAACCCCTTAGTAAGACGTACTCGCAGCTAGGCAGCACTTCCTTGCGCTGCCGCTGGTCAGCGTTACCTAGCAACCAGCAACCTTATTAATTAACTAAAGAGAGTATAACTATGCAATACGATGATGATAACAAAGGTGCACTATGGCCCGCCAAAGACCGAGCTTCTGATAAGCACCCACACTTCACTGGTAAAGCTATGGTGGGCGGGGTTGAGTATTATGTTTCAGGCTGGAAGCGCGACCCTAACGGCAACCCCAAAGCACCTTCGGTTAAGTTTAGCTTCAAGGCCGTAGACGAAGTTAAAGCGAAAACTATGCAACAAGTACCACAACAAACGCAGCCAGCTCAGGCAGCACCGATTGATTTTGATGATGATATTCCGTTTTAGAGCCTTCTGCGGAGCTGGAAGATACCCAGCGGGGTTATGGTGACGACCTCTGATAATAAGTCACCACAATTATAAAAGGCATTTAATAAAAGGTGAGCTAATGTGCGTGAATTTATAATTAACACAGATAATCAAGATTCTGTTGATGATTTTGTTAGCTATTTAGATGAAACCTTGCAAGGCAGTGGCTTACTTAAAGTCACTGTTAAGCAGGTTAAAGACAGGTCACTGTCACAGAATGCTTTACTCCACATATGGTTTAGAGAGTACGCAGCAATGCGCCTTAATAAGCCCCTCAAGAAGATTACTCAAGACGATACCGATTCTATTAAGTTACTTGTTAAACAAGCCTGTTACGGTGACACGAAGTACGACTGGCTATGTCAGCGTATTACTAATATAGACACTGGTATCTCAGCTTTTGTTTTAAGGTCTACCAGTAGATACGACAAGGGCGAAATGTTTATGTTTATGGAGTGGTTTCAGGCGTTCGCAGCACAAAAAGGTTTATTACTTGAATCAATGGGTGAATACGGGAGATTAAAAGATGAAACCAACCAGTAGAGATAAATGCGAAAGTTATAAAGATATTTGCGAGGTCAGGTTCTTACTTTATATGGCGTACCAGTGCGACAGTGTGACAGAAAAGAAAAAGTTAATTGATGACGCTATGATTAAGGTTGACGCTTATATCTGGGAGGATTTTGCGGAGTACCGTACTAAATGAGATATGCGAGCCACTACAAAGATGACCCTAACGAAGATAGAATAATCGCTCACGCTTGTAAGGCTTGGAAGTGCCAAGCGAGAAAAATCCCACCCCATTACGTTTTAGACTTCGCTATGCTGCGTAAAGGTCAGATAGTCGGCTTTGTTGAAGTTAAGAAGCGACACTTCCACTACGATAAATTCCCAACAACAATTATCCCATTCAATAAAATAATTAAGGCTAAGGATATGCTCAGGTTCGGCTATCCGTCATTCTTTATGGTTGAGTGGAACGATAGAGTGGGCTGGGTAAACCTAGACAGTAAGCCTGAAAAGATAACCGTGGAAGGCCGTACAGACCGAGGCAGACCCGATGATATACAGCCTATGGCGCATTACAGTATAGAACAGTTTACTTTTCTGAACTGCCAGCCAGTTGATTAGCTACGTCAATAGCTCGCTGACCTACTTGGTCGGCGTATCGGCTGTTAAGTAACTCAGCACCAGCTAGGTCGAATTTACCCGCTTCAATGTGAGCGATTGTCTTTTTGAATTGCTTAAACTTCGATAACCCCATATTAAATACTAGGTTGATGATCGCCTCTTTACGCTCTGGCGACAATTCAGCAAACCACTCAAAGTTAGACCAGCACTGCCCAGCTACGCGAGCAATATCATTTTCTAGCAGGTAGGTGGCTTCCTCTTTTGATATTCCTACGTCATCGAGGTTGCGACCGACACCAATAGTTAATTTATTGGCTGTACACTTATAAGGCTCTAACTTTAAGCCTTCGTGAATTATTAATTGTTTAGTTAGTCGTTCTTTATTAATCAATGGAAAAGCTCCCAAAATCTAATAGAAAAGCTCCCAAAAATTAGGAATCTTCTTTTGTATGACTTGCGCCAAAGTAAAATGAAGTAATTGCCGAGACAACACCACCCATATAACCTAAAACCAAGCTAACAATAGTATCGCTATTAGCGTCAGGAGGCTGAATGGTAACAAGAAATATATAGCCCACAAAACCGATAAGCGAGACAAGGGCAACAATTCTAGGTGTCCAATCTCCTTTATGGGCTTTTCTTGCGTCTTGTACATCTTTCGCTTCCAGTGCAAAGATGTCAACATCCAGTTCTGCCATTTTACTTTCAAAATCAAGCTCCGCTTTTTTAACCTCAACAAGTTGCTCTGGTGACGCAGTTTGTAACGCTTTCTCAATACTTTTAGGGTCATTACTGCAACCTAAAGCCTTAGCAATAGCAGATGCGGCAGCGCCACCTAAAGGGCTACCTAGCGCAGTGCCAAGTACAGGCGCAACAGCACCGATAATCCCCTTAATCGCTCCAAAATTCATTTCTTTTTAGCCTTCTTCATTGGTTTAGCTTTTTTCTTCTTTGGCGCTGGTGGGCGACCAACTTTAGAACCGTATGTACCTTTACCTTGTGGCATCACTCAATCTCCTCAATCTCAGTATTACTAATAATTAATGTTGTTTTGGCCCACTCTATAGCGCCTACAATCTCGCCATAAGTGAGTAAGCCTTGCTCTGCGTATTCGTCAATGAGAGCAATTATATCGTTATAGAAGTCATCTGTAGCCGCATTACGATAGCTATAGTTGTTGTGCTTAGTTAAATCTTTAACGTCAGACATTATAACCTCTCAGTAGACCGCCTTACCTCACCCTTTTCTTTATCGAGAACTAACAGGCACATAGATTGACCACTCACATAACCGCTAGAATCGTGCCAAGCATCAGACGGCGGTAGACCTGCGAAGCTCTCGGTTATTGTTTGACCGTAGGTTTCGCGGCTAATTTGCTTACTGTGTATGTGGCCGTGCCAACACATTCTATGCGTGCTTGCGCCCCACTCTTCAGGGTATCTGGCTGCAAAATACTCAGCCATTTTAGCGTGTTTAATAGTGTCACCGTGAGTAACCATAAAGGCTGTTTTGCCGTGTTGGTACACCCAGCATACAGCAGGTGACATTTCTATTGTAACTCTTTTGTTGTTTCTCCAATAGGCTTGTTGCTGTGCTTTTAACGCCATAGAGGTTATAGCATCGTGATTTCCGCGACAGTGACGCACTATAACCTTGTTAAAACGCTTCAGAGCCTCTTCTACAATAAACGACATAACCTCAAGCCCTATTAGGAAAACGTGCTCCAGACGGCCATCAGTGTCCAATGGAGTGCCTTTAGTGGTCGTTCCTGTGTAAGTATCGGCGTGGTAATAGTCGCCTAGCTGGTTAATTACGATTGTGTCGCACTCAGGCGCATTGTTCATTAGGCGCATAAATACTTCTTTGTGGCGGCTTGCAGCAATCTTACAGTCGTAGTTGTCACCCGAGATGTCATCGTGAGCCAGCATACCGAAGTGAGCGTCACCGATATTAACAACGGCAAGCTCTTGATCTTTCAGCTTTTTCTTTGGTTTGGGTATTTTAGGTGATTTATTTTTGTGATCTTCTAAGAACTCATCGAGGGCGTTCTTAATACTTTGTATCTGATCTTCTTGCTTCAAATTGGTCTTGACCCACTGGGCTTTGACCTGACCATCTTCGGAGTAGAGTGTTGAAGTGCCTTTTACTAGGTGGGTGCTTGGCGCTGTGTGTATCATATCGTGGTTAGGTGAGTAGCCCTGCCCTGCTGCTCTACGAATAACTACTCTTTTATGGGATTGTACGGCAGACCTTGTAACACCTAGTATTTCTGCACTTTTATTTTCTGACACACCTTCGAGATATAGCTTTATTACTTCTCGCTGCCTGTCCGTGGTACAGTAATCTAATAGCTTCTTTTCCATAATTCCACCCTTGGGATTGCTTAAAGATTATTTCTTTTTAGACTTCTTAGCTATATCTGCATCAGCTTTTCTAGCTCCACCTTTACCTGACACAAAACTATTAACTCTACCCATAGCCCAAGCTGACATAGGTACGTTTCTTGAGCCGCTGGAAAGGTATGCGCCTTGACCTCTACGGTAAACTTTTTCTAGCTGGCTAGGAGTAAACTTTGTTCCATCTGCCTTTTTCTTTAGAGTAGCTTTAACGCTTGCGCTTAGTGGTTTTCTTGGCGGTGCTTTTTTTGCTGGCATTTTTTGCTGTCCTCGATTTTTCAACTGCTTTTAAGTCAATGAATTCACCAGCAGCATACTTTTTGGCTGTACGTTTAATCTCTGCCGCTTTCTTGGCTTTATTCTTAGCACCTGACAGGTACTTCTTAGCAACGCCTGTCTTTTTATCTTTTGCTACCTTTCTGAATTTAGCCATTACCACTTAACCTTGTCAGCCCAATAAGCCGCACTCATCTTACCCTTGGCTATGTTTTTAGCGTGTCGGGCTTTAAATGAGGCTCGTTTAGCTTTATCTGCTGCACTCTCACCCTTTCTAGGTGGCTTGGTATCTGCGCCTTGTTGCCCAAATCTAATAAGTTTAGTCTCACTTCCTGATTTCGCAAGTACAACGTGCGATTTAGTTGGGTGACTAGGAGTGCGTTTAGGTTTATTAAAGCCTGACAATTTGTTTTTAGTTAGTCGTGGGTCTTTAGTAGCCATAGTATTATCCTAGCGGAGACGAGTTGCTTCTTTCAATCTTATAAATAACCCTTTCAATCTTGCTTTCCAGATTGCTAATTCGGCTTTTATTGACGCGAACGCCGCTTTGAATTTCACTTGTATCCGTTTCTTTGATTCCACTAATCTTTGTTTCAACATTTTTTATATTCCCCTCAATTGTTGCTATGGTTGCTTGGATATGCCCTATATCGCTATTAGACTGCGTAACCTCTAGGGTTGTCAAACGCTTCTCTAAGCTGCGTATTTCTTCGACATTATAAATCTCAGCCATCTTGCCCTCGAGGGCTTCTAGCTTAGTTTCCATTGTGACAAACGAAGCTACAACGCCAGCGAAGGCTGTCGCTATTCCAATCCAAGTGCTTATTTGTTCTGCTTTCATTACGGTAACATCTCTATATCGTGGTCAGGATAAAACTCACCCTGCATATTTGTATTTACTAGCCAAAACTCATTCTCTACACCCACTACTTCACCAGCCCAAGCTACGTTAAGTTGGTTTAAGTACATCTGGTCTATGTTTACGGATGCGGAATCGTAGAATGCCTGAACAGTATCGGAAGCCTGTGTGACAAAGGTCGTTGATTCAATTATCGCCCCTGCATACTGTTCAAGCATATTCTTTGTGCGACTAGCCACAACCATTCCTTCTATGCTGGCTGCGTAGTTGTCGCGGGTTTCTTGTTTGATTGATCTCAGGTCGTTATCGGTAGCATACTTTTCCATACCGATCTTAGTTGACTCATCGGCAACTTCTATTTCGGCAGCGATAGCGGTAACAGCAGCCATTTGCTCTGCTTCCTCTATCATTGCATTCTTTTGATTCTCGAACTCGACTTGCTGACCAATTATCTGATCTTGTATTAACAGACCAGTAAGGTGCTCTTGAGTGGATTGTTGTAAGGCAAGATCATAGGCAGCATTAAAGGAGTCAAGCTGCTCTTGAGTAACGTGGTATTCGACACCAGTGTCGGGGTCAACGATGACACTAGCACCAGTGACCATATTTTCAGCCATTTGCGAGATAAAATTGTTAGCCTCACTTCCGATGAGGGAATTTATTACGGCTGTGTGATCTTGAAGCTCTGTCTGGCTTTTCGCGGTAAACGACAGGGCGATCAGGGACAGCATCAGGGCGATTTTTGTAGAAAGTGTACGCATCTTGACCTATTAGTCCTTGGTTTGTGGGGCAGGGTGTACCCGATTCATATAATGCCCACCATACTCGGTGATCTTGGCACATTATAGATACAGCCCCCACTTTCAAGCCTAATGCCTGTAGCTGCTTACTGAGCTTCAATAGCTCACAATTATTATCTCGCACTGGATTACCTATAGCAAGACCAAACATTTGAGTTTGTACGCCAGCGCCACCAGAAAACACACATACGTCCTGATTATACGCAGGTGAGCTAGGGGCTACAGCCGTATTGACTACAGCGCCCTCTTGAGTAACGGTCGTAGTCGTCCTGTTATCAATGCTCTCGGCACTCTGCTGGTTATTAGACCCAAAGTCACCTACTGTGGCAGCCTGTTCCTCTTGTGCGCTAGATAAATTTGAGGATAGCAATAACAACAATAACAGGAGCAAGTGAGCACCCGATAACTGTTTTATAAAGTCCATCTAACTTATCCTCTAATCTATCTAACCTAGTGCCGCGTTCCTCAAGTATGGCGACAATGTTTTTATATTGAACAGCGCATACCCTCTCGTGAGTCTCTATACTAGTGAGCGCCTGCTCAATTTTCTTTTCCATTTCCTTATCCATTATTAAACTATATCCCGAATCAGACCTTGCCCTTGCACAAAAGGATTTCTTTGTGATGATAAGGTCACAAACAGGTCGGCGTGTTCTTCAATCGTTTGAGTGTAGCCAATCTTCTTCTGGTTTGTGTTTATTTCAGTGTCTTGAACCACTCCATAAACCCCAACGTGAGCCTCAGATTGTGCACCTTTAAAAATTAAAGTGCCTTCTGTTACTGTAAAGTTACCAATTTCAACGTGGCAACTCCCAATCATCGTGAAAATGTTTTCAGCATAGTTTGGCGAAAAAGTAATGCTTTCACAATCTGTTGCTGATCTGTGGTTTGTGGTTGTAAATGATTCAACAAAACCAGTGGAACAAATCACACCGCACCTCGCTCCACCAGTTGCAGTTGAGTCAAGTGTTGCAACAACATCAGCAGTCATTGCGCCAGCAGCAGAAACATCAAAGATTGCAGCTATAGTTGCCCTCGCGAACGTGTCAGCAGAAACATCAATTAAATGTGTTCTAATTGCGCTTGCGTTACCAAAGGTCAAATTTGTCAGGGTTCTTGCAGATTCAGCCAATGTCAATGCAGCCAAGATGATGACAGTGTTTGCTTCAGCAGGGATGACAACATCTTCAAAAGTTCTGTCAACCCCTGTGTTGCTTGTGGCTGCATAATCTGTTGACTGTGCATTGATTATTGTGGGTTTAGGCATTGTAGCTTCCTCTCGTTAAGTTATGGCGCTCTATTCTCACCAATCCAGACTTGGCTTGTGCCGATACCTGCTGTTTGGTTTGAAGCCGAGCCACTTGCAACAAAGAAGGGAGTTAAAACAATTTCTTTAATAGTGTCTGCCGTAAATGATTCAATCAAAGTCCAATGAGTACCCTCAACACTACCCCATAGGTATACAGTTGTATCACCGTAATCTACCTGAAGTATTCCTGTATCTGAGTTTATGGGCTTAAAATTTGACCCTGCTGTTAGTTTTGCCATTTTGCTTTACCTGTCTGTTAATTTGTTAATAAGTGTCTGGTAGAGATTGTATATTGTATGTATCTGAGCTTGGCGTTTTAAGTCTTTGTATGCCTAAATCGTGTTGAGCATCGCCCATAGGGTTAGATGTGTAAATGAATATATAAGCATTCCCACTAGTAAAGGTGCTTGATGTATTGCCATCAACGGAAGCAATTTTAATTTTATCACCTGCTGCAAAAGTTAATTGATACCACGTTGAAACTGTGGTGACGCTTGCTGCTGTGGTTTGTATAACTGAGTCATTCTTATACAATTTAATCTGTACAGAGGAAGTGGAATTGCCGATAGAGACTAGGTGTACGGCATAACTACCACCTCTACCTACAAAATACTCAGTTGACGGAACATCTGCGTTATTTTGGTTACCAGAGTTGTAGTCTCTTTTTCTAACTTTTGCACGAAAGACCGCAGTATCTTTAGTTTCAGCGTTAGAAGTTGACTGTACTAATGCTGCTGGCTTAACTCTAGGCGCACTACCTTCACCCTCTGTTATAGCGGTTTGGTTGTCTTTAAGGGCTTGCATTAATGGCTGCGTTATTGGAGCGCCAGCCTCAACCTCTGAGTTTCCTATGTCTCTATATGTAGCCATTAGTATATATCCACTGCTAGGTTTTTAGCGTGTGCTTTAATAAAAGTAGCGCCGCCACTACTCTTATCTTTTTTAACCTCTATTCCGCCCAAGCACTCAAAGTCAGAAAAGGGATTACTAGTATATATGTAGCAGTGCATATACTCGTATGATGAGCTATTACTTGCCGTTCTTAACTCAAAGTAAATTATATCACCGAGATTAACATTTATTACATACCACGCATTATCACTGGTGGAGGAATCAACCTCTATATCATTTACATAAACACGAGAGCTAGTGGAAGAGTTATCTACTTTATATAGATGTACAGCATACGAGCCACCTCTATTAGCCTTCCAGCGAGTTGTAAAAACATTATCCTCGCAGCCGTTACTACCTCTCCTTTGAACCAATCTATATGCAACTAGCCTATCTTTAGTTTCTGCATTACAGGTTGAGTCCTCTAAACTTTCGATTTTAAAGGGTGGTGGAGTATCGCCAGTTTGCGAACCCTCGGCGGTAGCTAAAGGATTCAATCTCAGCTTATCGAATAACTGCGAAGTTAATTCGGCATCAACACGCACATCATTTTCATTTATATCTCTATAATCTGTCACGTTTCAAAAATCCCAAAAGCTGATGCTTTATAATGCTGCGAGTAGCCAGTAGTGCTTTGTCTGTTTATTTGACCAATACCTGTTGTTTCAAAAAAAGAATTACTACTGTGCACCCTGACCATAGCGTTATAGAAAGAGTGAGTGCCAGCAAGACCTTCTGCCCTAACAGTTAATATATCGCCTATATCAAAGTCTGCGCTAAGGTCGTCTGGTATACCGTCCCACTCAAAGGTGAAACTTTGGCTAGTAAAAAATTGTGCGCCATTACGAAAAAGTTTAATCTTAACATTTGGAACATCCCACGCTCCAGCAACGATATTTATATTATAAGTTCCTGCGCGTCTAAATGTATAACCTAAGGAATTTAGGTCATTATTTGTGCCACCGAAGCCATACAGGTCGCCATTATAGAACTCAATACTTGTAATTAAGTTATCGTTACCCATATCAGTATAATCTGTATTTGTAGGAAAACCACCAGTAAGCGTATTTCCTGAACCATCATTTATACTTTCATCTAAAGCCACCATCTGTATCTTTGGTGCGCCACTTTCCGCTTGGTTTATCGCCTCACCATTATCTCTCAGCGCGACCATAAGCGCATTATCTACTGGTGCGTCTACTGATACCTCTGAATCTGCTATAGTTCTATAAGCCATCTATGCCACCGTATAAGTTTCTTGACCACCAGACATTCTAGGTCTTTTTGTAATTCTTAACTGCAACCCTATACCAGTTCCACTACCAGTTCCCTGTACTATCTCTGTCCCAGTATAACCATCGTGGTCAGAGTCGGGATAAGCTAGAGCGGCAGTGTTAGATGTTACAGCAGTAATCGAAGTAATCTCACCACCTGTTTGCGAGTAGGTGACGGCTAAATTTCTACCAGCACCCGCTGGTGTAAATGTTATTGTCTCTCCATCACCAAAATTTTGACCGCCATCAACAATAGAAACCGTTATATGGTTTGCATCTGATAAATAAGTATTGGAAGCTCTTACCCCTGTGTACGGGTCGTTTTCAGTACCAGCCCCGCCACCAGTAGAAAATGCAGCTACATTATCAGCGGCAATACCAGCCACATTTAAAGTGGCAAATCTGAACTGCTTAGACTTTATGACATAGCACTGTTTAGAGCTGTCAAATTTATTTGAAAGAACTTGCATCTCAGTAGTTGTAGGGATTCCATTAAAATCAACTATGTGCTTTGTAAGCAAAAAGAAATGGTCACCTGTGTATAGCTCCTGCTGAGAGGCATCAACTTTAAATGTAATAGTCTTGGGGGTGTTTTTGAATCTACTAAGAATCCTTTGCGATACACTTGTTGCGGTTGATGTATCAGTAACCCCATAAGCGTAAATAGTTTTGTTTGACTCTTTGCCGTACTCAATAGGTAGCTCGCCATCTGAATCAATAGCTACATAAAGATTTTTAAAACTTTTTGGCTTATCTCTATCATCGGTATGGTTGCGCATATTATAGTAATAATAGACGCGAGAAACTCTATCTTTTTCAGAGTTAATAAATTTTAAAGAGTCCTCGATAATTGTATCGTCAGTAATTGTAGGTATTACACTGCTATCCAGCTCTGGAGTTTCAGCCCGCATAACTATCTGGCTTGTTATGTCATCGTAAAAAAAGTTTACTCCGACCATTGATGCTAATTGCGATAGTTGCTTATTTACCTCTTTAGGCTCAGAAAATATAGCATCTATCCTGTATACGCTTAACCAGTTTGTCTTTTCATCTACCCAAGAATACTCGCCGCCCGACTGATTATTTATAGCTGCCGCAGGAACTCCAGCTTGATTAACTAACAAATCATAAGCTGCATCATTAATAGTGACTGCTGTACCGCCGCCATCGTACTGACCAAAGAACACGCATTTTTGTACTGTGTCACCTGCATCGTAAGCCTCAGTGTTACCTTTTGTACCCCACTCATTTCGACCTGTTATATCTAATGCAGCTTCATTACCGCTTACATCTACTCTATAAGCTAAAATTTCATCATTAATCCTAACAAAGCCTGTGGCGTTATCTGCACCAAACTCAGCAACAACTTTAGCTTTGTCTGCGGCCACCGAACCAACTAGGGCTACATCATCGAATTTTAAATTAATATGATTATGAGTCGAGGTATTTAAAGTCTGACCCAGTGAGAAGCTAGAAGGCATTGGCACTTTAGCTTTTAACTCATCAGCTAGAGTCATCGGGTCTTTACATTTAATACTCAACATATCGTTATCAAGCTGCATACCATCTATGATGTATTCTTTCTTTCCATCGTAGATTTGTAGGTTGCCCTCAAAGTCTATATACCCATCGTATATTTCTATAGGTCTATTAATATAATGTGGGTTTCTTTGTATTAGCTTTTGGAAGAAAGTACCGTTCTCTAGCGCAATAATATCTCTAGTTGCTGAATATAAATCAACATCTGAACCAGTTGATATGAAATCCCTTAGTTTTATAGATATATTGCCGCGAAGTGAAACACCTTTTGTTGGCACAATCTCAACTGGCGCACTGTTTATAGACACTAACGCTGGGTGTGTATTTGGTAGCTGACCTGTTAGCGTATTGCCTACCTCACTTGTGAACGTGTAGACCTGCTTGCCGTTAGTATCGACTCTGTAGTTGGTCAAGTCTTGGCAAGTGTGTCTTGTGTTATAGCACTCGCTACCAGTAGCGCCATTCGCTGTACAAATAGAAAGACCTCTATTGCTACCTGTTCCTGTTACTCCATAAACATTATCACAAAAGTCTAAATACATTTTGACGACTTGCACTGGTCGCCTTGGTGATAACTTGTGCGCCCCATTGAACAAAGAGATTGCGTAAGCGGTCTGCTCGTAATACGGGTTCACTGGGTCTAGTGGTATCTTGTACTTTTGTGAAAGGTACGCTAAACACCGCGCCCTATTTTCGCCATCAAGAACCTTGTCAAAAACTAGAAGCTCGTGCAGTGTTCCAGCACTCTTTAAAGAAACGTACGGATTGGTATTTACGTTTTGAAATATAGTCCAGCGATAGTTACCTTGCGGGAAAGCCGCCTCAGCAGTGTTATTCATCCCAGTAGAATACGCGCCATCTAACGCCCTTAAATTACCGCTTTCATTTACTGGGCCAGCCTTTAACCTAACGTGATAAATGTGTGGTACGTTTTCGTCAGTGTTGGTAAAAAAACTACTGTCTTGACCGCCTGTGGTTTTATATCTTACCCCAGCAGAAACAGTATGGTCGCCTGCGCCATCTTGTGAAAAATGTATATCATTCGTTCCACTGATATCGTCTAAGCCAATGAATGATATATTATTGTAATTCCTTGTGCGTATAGCGGCTGCAAAATAAACATCAATCTCGGTAAAGGTATCAGTAAGCACTTCACTTTCTAGGCTATCCAGCCCCGAGGATTCTACGCCAGCAGATACAACTCCTCCCATTTCCCGCACTTTAGTAACAGTAAAAATACAATTTGTATTGCCGCTGTTCTGGTCAACTTTCTCTACTAAAGTATCGCCTACCTTGTAACCATAGTTGCCGCTTATACTTAGAACCTCAGTTACCGCACCATTGACTACTCTGTAATTAACAAAGATTTTATCGCTGCCTGTGCTTGGCGAAACTGGTTCTAACTCTATATCAAGATGCACGCCACCATTACCAGCACCATAACCCGCACCACCAGAAACGCTCATCTCTACAGCTTGGTTTAAAACGTGTTGAGGATTGTTATATGCAGGGAATGGGTAAGCTGTGAACTTTACATTTCTTTTACTTTTATCTTTCCAATCCTCAAACGGTATACCCTCAACTGGTCTGCTATGGGAGTTGTTACCATTGGGGTCATTACCATCTAACCATAAAGCTAGATTGTCATAAACGTGGTGTGGGTTCCAGAGCCTACTCACGACATATAACCCAGTGCACTAAAGCTCCAGTTAATTATGGTCGGTGATGTGAATCTAGGCTGCGCCATTGACTTATCAATAGTGCAAAAATACATCTTATCTCTTTCCGCTTTTTGCTCTGCGAGAGTTCCAGACTTGCTTCTATTGTGCATTATAAAAAATGGGTGTCTAGATGCGTAATAGCCTACTAACTCAACCAACGGAAAGTTTTTTGTTTCACCGTTTATAGTGCTTTTAGTGTAATCATCTAAAGCAGAAGCCTGTTTAGTATAATTAAGAGTAGAGTAAAGGTCGGCTTCACTGTATTGATTAAGATTAATTTTTAACTTCTGCGGAACTTTTCTAACATCACTTAATAAAGGATTACCTTTATTGTTACGCTTCATAGCGTTTTCTTGTGTAGCAAAAAAGGGCGGAGTGTAGGGCGCTGAAATCTCTATACCCTCATTGACCCACATCCCCATCGAAAGAATAGAAATGTAAGAGTCTGAATCCCAGCCTATTGTGGTAATCTTTATGCGCCTACATAAAAAAGAGGTAGTATCAGTAAAGTTAGCCCCGAACACTTTATATGAATTATCCGCTGGCTTATAAGTTGATGTATAAACATCCGTACCGTCAAAAAAACCACCATCCACATCACCAGACGTATTAGCATCGAACTCAATTTTGATACCTTGGTCTTTGGTTAAGTTATGACCGTATATTGCAAAGCCGTTCATTATTTTTTGAGCATCAAAAGTAATAGTGATAACAGCTTGTCCACCACTAACTTTAAATGACGTACCTGCATTATCATCAATACAGTTTACAAACTCATAACCAGTTTGCTCAGTAGCACCAGTAACCGCTATCGTAGGCTTAGTTGTCTTGCGCCAGTATTCGTGGTGCAGTTTGTTTTCTACTAAAATTGCTCCAGACATTATGAACCTACCAATGCGTTAATTTCTAAGCCATCTTCAGTGGCTTCGTTTATAGCTTCTATGATACGTCTTGCACCCTCTGGGTCAATAGAGCCGTCTACTGTTACGTTTATAGCTTGTGGTGCTTGTGTTATTTCATCGTTAGCCGCTGGTTGTACTGGCGCTGTTTGAGCTGCTTCCGCTCCACCACCACCACCACCGCCACCACCGCCACCACCGCCTCCGCCGCCGAGTCTGCCTGCCGCAGATGCAACGATGGCCGCAGCCCTTATTCCACCAAATACTTTTTCTTGTGCTGCCGCTGCCGCTGCTCTCGCAGGAGCGTCTGGAGTTGGAAGACTAAGTTGCGATTGTGCTGCTAGACCCATATTTACAGCAGTTGTTCTCGCGTTATCCGCAAGAGCCATACCTGTTTCAGCAACTATTATTGCTTTTCTGATTGTTTTACTCTTACCAGCAAATACACTTAAAAGCTGTATACCAGCTTGTACGCCTCGCCTTCTTGCGTCATATTCAAACTTCTCTGCTTTCTTTGCATCTGTTATTTTCTTTTTATTAAACTCAGCATCTGCAAGCCTTTCTTTTTCTCTTCTAATTGCAGCTAACTCATCTAATCTTCCATATTTAAGGACTTCTGCTTCATACTCAAGTTCCGCCTGAGCGTAAGCGGTTTCAAGTCTTAGTGCATCAGCTTCTGCAATATCACCCTCTTCTCGCATCCTGCTTTCTTTCATTAAATCTTCTTTAATCTGTAATTTATTCCTTACTAATTCCATTTCGGCAGCAGCTTCAGCCTTAATTTCAAGTTGCTTTTGCGCTGCGGCAGCTTTTACAGCCTCTTGCGCCTTTTCTTCTTCGGCTATCTGATTTTTTAGCTGCTTTATTCTTTTCTGGACTGGGTCTTCTACGTTTTGCGTTCTACCACCTACAGTAGAAGATACACGCTTTTCCTTAACCTCTTTAGGAGTTCGGGTAAAATCTACATTTTGTGATCTACCGCCTACAGTTCTACTTGCAGTTCCTGTTTCCTGACCTAATAATCGAGCCAACTCCTCTTCAGGAGTCTCAATTATTTTATCAGCTAAAAAACCGAGCGCATTTGCAAGACCTAAAGTAGCCTTTGTTGCTATAGCGGCAAACCCAAACTCGTCTGCAATAGCGATATTTAATCTTTCAAAATTGTCTGCTGCCAAGTCTGCCGCACCAGATAAGCCGCCACCTGTACCCGCGCCACCAAGCTGATCTTGTAGGGTTTTAATAATAACTGCTTGCGCGCCTTGTAAGTCACCGCTTCTTTGTAATACGGTTATTCTTTCTTTCTCTTGCTTAGTGAAAGAAATACCAGCGCGAGTCAACCCAGTCATATTTCTAGCAGGGTCTTCTAAAGCCTTACCTAACTGTTTAGCACCCGAAGATGCTGTCTGACCCATTGCCGCACCAATATCAACTGTAAGGCCAAGGGCAGACTCAAAAACATCACCAGATATTGCTTTAAATGTTAAGAGTATGCCTTGAGCGTTACGCATTTCATTAGCAGATGCCATTGTTGCTGTAGCTAACCCAACAGCCATCTCATTTAATTGTTTAGATGTAAAGCCAGCCGTACCCCCTGTTGATTTAACAAGAGCTTCAACTTTTAACATTTGTAATTCGTATTCTTGGAATACTTTAAGAGAGTTTCTTACAGCAAAAGCTAGACCAACAAAACTAGCAGAAATTGCTAGTCCCCCTATACCTATTCGACCTAAACCTGTAGCTATAAAAGATAATCGACCAGATAGACCATTCAATGGGCCTTGCAATGCTGCTGTCGCAGTAGAGGCGTTTCTAAAACTTTTAGCTAATTTTTCGTTAGCCCTTGTTAGTTTTTCTTCTTTTTTTGTGAGCTTACTACTAGCGGCTGCTGCCTTTTCTTTCATCTTAGCAGCTTCTTGGTAAGCTCTTATTTCAGCTCTTTTGATAGCGTTAGCTTTTTTTACTTCATCGCTATTTTTCTTTATTGCATTTTTATTTTGATTAGTTGACTGGATGGCCTTTTGCTTTCTAGTAGCCTCTTCTCTGTAAGCGTTTATCTCAGCCTTTTGAACTGCCAGTTTAATTTTTGTAGCTTCTTTTTCTTGAGCTTTAGCAGCAGCGAGTTTTTTGGCAGCATCGCTGCTCTCTTTCATTTTTTGTATAGATTCTTTTCTTTTTAAATTTTCTCTGTTGGCATTGATCTCAGCCCGCTTCATTACTCTGGCTTGCTCGGCATACGCCTTTATTTCAGCCTTCCGTATAGCGTTTGCTTTCTTTTGCTCTTCTGTTTGAGCTTTCCTAGCTTTTGTAGACTTATTTGTAGCCTTAGTCTCTTCACCAATAGACTTGGTAACTGTACCAGACTCTTTTGCAAGTTTTTTTAACTCATCATTAGCTTTTTTAAGTTGAGCAGTATTAGCCTCAAATATCAGTCTTGCGATTGTGTCTGCCATTGTTTTAGCCTTTCTTCATCTAAGCCTAAAATGGCATTTATCTGCCATCTATCTAATTGTTCGTCATACAGTTTAGAGTAAGCCAATATATCTTGCAGACCTATACTCTCCACACCTTTAGAGATTAGACAGTAAGCATTCCAAGTGCTGATAAGGTGGTCGTCAAGGGTAGGCTGATCGTGCAACTCCTTAGGAGCGCGACCAGATATTCTTTCGATAGCTTTCCACTGTTCTAGCCTTGTGGATTTACTACCCTTGATTCTACCGTTAGCAAAAAAAACCCATTTGCCAAACGCGATTATTTTTTCGGCTTGGCTGTCGTAAAATTTGACCTGTCAGCCATAAAAGTGTCAATCTGATCTCTGATGTAAGGGGCTTTTGTGTATAACTCCTTGCATAACTTTTTAGTGAACTTTTCGTCTGTGCCGCGCCAACCAATTGTCGATGCAACCAAACTATCTATAGTCATTAACTCGTCATCAAAGTCCTTGTTAGCTCTTAGAGCCTCCATATATGATTTCTGCTGCTTCTTTGCTTGCGCTCGGAATACAGGAGAGTCCATACCCATTACTTTAATGAAAAGACCTGTTTCATTACCTTGGTCGTCAATAATCTCTACTTCAGAGCCAGCTTCGTGTAAATCAGTTGTGTATAGTTCACTTACTTTCATAAATCACCCTTTTTTAGTTAAGTAAAGCCCCGACTAGCGAGGCTATTGGTTTAAATTATAAATCTGTGTCGATTGTTAATGCACCAACAGAAGGACTAGAAGCTACCGCTACGAAGTCCATAGCAACAGATAACAAGCCTTCACCGCCGACTTCAACAGCACCAGTAGTATATATGATTTTAGGTAAATCAAACTTAATACCAGTAGCGCCACTGCCGAACTGTACACTCAATGCGCTTGAAGTGTTTGCAATAAACTTCTCTAGCAAAACAGAGCTTGTAAAATGACAAGTCATAGAGCCACTTACGCGACACTTACTAATACCACCTTGAATTGGAACAACAGCTCCAACAGAATTGGTAGTTTCTATACCATTCTCAATAGATAAAGAAAGGTCAGTACAAATTGAGTTTGCTGCACCCTCTACGATTACCGCTTGAGACGAGTGAAAAGGGTCGTTAGCCTCAATGTAATTCGTGCCACCATTGTCAGGGTCAGCATCATTACCAGCCGTTTCA